CAGTTAGCGAACAGTGCTTTTGCGCCGCACCGATTACGGTTTGCGGTAAGTCATTGATTGCAAAGGGTTTGCTGTACGTCAACACGATTGTCATATGGTAGTTTATCAACATTTCACCCTGTGAATCCGCGCTAAACGAGACTGATTTGCATTTACAGTTAGGGTTTACCCTTAGTTTTTCCGGTAAACGCGAATCATTCTCAACTCTGGGGGCCTCGGCATCCCCGCCGGACGGGGTGATAAATTTTGGACCCTTGTCTCCCAATCCGCGATTCCTGAAACACTGATAAGAAGATGTGATATACTTGTCACATTATCAGGAGAGTGAAATGGAAATCTGGCGCGACATCCCCGGCTACATTGGTTTCTACCAGGTGAGCGACGAAGGGCGGGTGCGGACTTTGGACCGGAACGTTCATCCGGATATGATCCTCAGCGGCATGCGGATACCGAAGAGCGGCGGGGGTATCCGTCCTCTGAATCCCGGCTACGCGGGCCGCCTCGGGATCATCCTGTGCGCCTACGGGAAAACCAAACGGTTTCAGGTACACCGCCTGGTGCTGATGGCTTTCAAGGGAATTCCGGCAGGCGACCTTGACGGGTTGCACAACGACGGGGACCACTTGAACAACCGGCTGGGCAATCTCCGTTGGGGAACGCACACCGACAACATGCGGGACAAGGTGGCGCACGGTACGCAGACGCGCGGTGAAACGCATCCGATAGCCAAGCTGACCGAAGACGATGTGCGGGCAATCCGGGCTTCCCGGGAAACTACCCGCGCCTTGGGTGAGCAATACGGCGTGAGCCAGGTCGCCATCGTGTTTATCAAAAACCGCAAGACCTGGAAGCACGTGGCATAATCGCGCGGACAGGAGAGACGCCATGACGAAACAGCCCTTCACCCACAAGCCGAATTCGCCCAGGAATCCGAAGCCTGCGAAGCGCGAACAGCACGGCGAGAAGATCCAGCCGCAGCGCACACTGGCTGGGCGGAAGACGAAGTGAGTTTCAACGCAGCAGCAACACTCCGGGTCATATCGGAAGACCGCGCACTGGCAAGCGCGATGGTGTTCCCGCACCGGCATCCGAAAGCCAGCCCTCCGTTTCACATCGAAATCATGGACGCATGGGGTGCGAAAGATGAGTACGTCCTGGTGGAGGCTTTTCGCGGCGCGGGAAAATCCACCTTGTCGGAAGAATTCCTGCTGGTCGAAGCGTGCTTTGGTAATTTCCAGTACGCGCTGATCATCGGCGAGACGTACACGAAAGCCTGCCAGCGGCTTGAAGCGATCAAGCATGAAGCGGCGAAGAACACAAAGATCCTGGCCCTTTTCGGCAAGATTGCGAAAGTAGCCGGACGCCTGTGGAACGAGCATCAGTTCGAGCTGCCGAACGGCGTGCTGCTTGAGGCGCACGGGTGGGAGGAAGAGCTACGGGGTTTCAAGTGGCACGACTGGCGTCCGGACCGCGCGTATCTCGATGACATTGAGAACGAAGGTATGGTCAAGGACAAGGCCGCAGTGGATGCGACCATGCGCAAGCTTTATCTTCAGCTCGCACCCGCAATGGATGAGGAAAAACGCAGGTTAAGGGTTACTCAGACCCCGCTGGCCGAAGACTGCCTCGTAGCCCGGTTAAGGGCGAACCCCGACTGGACGTGTCTGAGGGTACCGATCTGCAACGGGGATATCGACGACCCGAAGACGGTTGCCGCATGGCCGGGACTATTCCCGATGGACGTGGTGAGGAAGAAGCGCGACGAGGCGGAACGCGCGGGCCAGCTCCGGGGTTTCCTCCAGGAGTACATGCTGATGGCGATCGGTAGCCAGGACAAGCCTTTTGAAGCGGAACACATCCATGAAATCGCAATCGATCCTGCGCCGTGGCTTCCGAAGACTCTGGTGGTTGATCCTGCCCGCACTGCTAACGTGGGCAGTTCTGACCGGACGGGCCGAGTGGTTCTTTCTCGGCTCGCCACCCGCATCTACGTGCATGCAAGCTCAGGGGAGTACTGGAAGCCTGACGAAATAATCCGGGATGCGTTTTCCACAAGTGCCCGTTTCGATGGCGCTACCGTGGCGATAGAGAAGAATTCGCTGGACGAGTGGTTGCTGCAACCGATGCGCGCGGAGATGCTCAGAAGGGGCGAGAGTCTGCCGCTGAAGGCGATTCAGGCACCGCAGGACCGGAGCAAGGAACAGTTCATCATGGGCCTGCAGCCCTTCTTCGAAGCAGGGGATATCGTACTGGTCGGCGGGCGCGGCGCGCATCCGCAACTGGTCGCGGAGATCCTGAACTTCCCGTCGGGCAAGCGGGACATTCTCAACGCGCTCGCATACGCCCAGCGGGTATTCTCGGGGACAGTCGTGTATGAAGACTTTGGGCCGCACAATCTCACAAGCGAATACGAGCCTTCGGCGCGGCATGCGCTTGCTCTGTGTTTTAACGCCAGCGGCGCTGAGACTGCTGCTGTGCTGGTTGCTGTGGAAGGCGAGCGGATGGTTGCCGTTGCCGACTGGATTTCGCCAGTCCCTCCTGCGCAGGCTGTCCCGGACGTTATGGCGCTCACTAGAGCGGCTTTCCCGCGCGCGAAGCTGACGTGCTGGCTCCCGGCTGACGTGATGGACCAGCAGGACCGCATGCCGCTGATGGCGGCGTTGCGCGCGGCAGGCCTGCAACCGATGCGCGGCGCTTACGCGAGTCTCGCGCGCGGTTGCCTGTCGCCGATGATCCGTACCGAGATGAAGGGCCGGCGGCTGTTCCTCGTAGACTCAAACGCGCGGCACACGATGAACGCCATGGCGGGCGGCTACAACTGGCCGGTCATGAAGAACGGCCAGCAGAACACGGAACCGGAGCGCGGGCCGCACCGCACGCTGATGGAGGGGCTGGAATCGGCGGCTTACGTTATAACATCGCAGGCTGGCAATTCGTTGCCAGATGAGTTACATTCGGCGAGAAACCCTCAGGGTGCCCAATACTTTACCTCTCTCCCAAGGAGATAGCCATGGCCGTGTCCCGTACAATCGTTCCGAAAGCCCCCTCGCAAAACCCGGTTGACTTCTACAAGGGCGTCCAGCAGGGCGGCGCGGAAGGCAAGCCCACCAAGGTTGGCGAGAAGCTGACCGGCGGCCCGATGCGTGAAGTCATGCGCCGTAAGGGGCTGTAAGTGGAAGGCAAGAAAGGGCGGATGAGCCGGGTCTACACCGCCCCCGGCAAGAAAGCTCCGGAAGCTGCGATCAAGAATGGCGGCAAGTCGAAAGACCCCGCCATGAAGCACAGCAAGCCGCCGAAAACGCCGAAGATGGGCGGCTGACGTGGCGCACCGCGAGGCGAAGGAGCCCAACAGCCAGTCCGGAGCGCGCGACGTGCGCAAGACCCCCGGCAAGGGCTCGAAGCTCCCGCCCATGCCCGGCGGCAAGATGACCGCGTTCCACGCGGACAAGAAGCGTAAGGCGAGGTCGAAATGAAAGTATCGAAAAAGGATCGCGCCGGCAACAACGGGCGCAACTGGTCGGAATCCGTCGAACTGCGCCACGGGGTACCGTGGGGCGGCAAGAAGACGGATACGACCTTTGGCCGGACTTCGAAGAAGCCGGAAGAGGACGACCGTCCGAAGCGCACGCCGGGTGACCGGAACACAGGTAGCAGCCTTGCGCGCAAGTTGGCCGGAAAGGTGATCGGATGAACTTTACGCACGAAGCGAATCCGGTTCGCGTCTACGCGCGGCAGATCGTAAAAAAGATCCCGGTATTCGGAAAGGATCTTCCGCCCACGCAACATGGCTGGCATTTCGAATTTGTGGAAGCTGACACAGACAAGTGGTGTTCGTTCACGGACCCGATGCTCGCACGCTACGTGCCGGAAGTTGGCGACTATCTGGTGACGCAGGAAGACGGTTACGAGTACTTCAATCCGAAAGACGTATTCGAACGGAAGTATCACTCCATCTGATGGCCAAAAAGAAAGAAGAGAAGAAAAAGGATGAGCCCGTAATCGAGACAGTCGATTCACGGGCTATCGACGCTGAGCGCACCGGCGAAGAAATCGAAAACTGGGCTGAAGACATGGGCTCTGATGCCTATATCGACGCGGCCAAGCTCTACCCGAAGATCCAGAAGTGCTACGAAAACAAGCAGCAACAGTCCGATCGCGTCGAAGAGTATTGGAATATTTTTAACGCAATACCCGACGAGAACCAGCAATACACCGGCAACAGTCAGTGCTACATCCCGGCGGTAAGGGATGCCATCACTGCGCGGTGTAAGCGCACCCTGGCTACGCTTTTCCCGGCGAATTATAAGCACGTCGATGCGGTCGGCCCGAGCAACACGACCCCGTTTCCGACATTGGCCTTGCTAGAGCACTACATTCGCAAGACGAACCTGAAGGACATCGTTCGCGCGGATCTGCTCTCCGGCGACGTGACCGGCCAGTGGGCGCTGTACGTGGACTGGATGCGCACGACGCGGCGTATCACGGAACTGGTCAAGAAACCGCCGATCCTTGAAAGCGATGATGGGATCGAAGCGGAAGACGTGACCGTTGAGGAAGAGTGGGACGTCGAGGAAAAGGAAATCGTAGACGAGATGCCGGATATCTCGCCGATGGCGGTTGACGACCTGGCTGTCTACCCCCCAACCGTGAACGACATTGAGCGAGCGACTGCCACGGCAGTACGCCTGCGCCTGTCGAAAGAATCCGTCCAGCAGTTCATTGACGAAGGCGTCTTCGTCGGTTGGAATGCGAAAGAAATCATGGACAACCTGAACGAGCCGGATGGCGGTCGTCAGAAGCGTGTCCCTAACAAGCGCCGCACGGCGGACGCCGGCGTGCGCACCGAAGGCACGTACAAGTACGCGCTGATTTATGAGGCTCACACGAACCTCGAACTGGAAGAAGGCAAAGGGAAAGAGCCCTGCTTCGTCTACTACGCCGGGCCGGAAGTCATCCTGGGCATCATCCGCAATCCGTTCTGGTCGAAGAAACGTCCGATCATCACGGCTCCAGTTGAGCGCATCCAGGGGACGATCTACGGCATCTCGCGCGTCGAGCCAGTCAAATATCTGCAGTGGAACTTGAACGACATGTGGAATATGGGCCAGGACAGCGCGCAGTACGCGCTGCTGCCTATCGTCATGACGGACCCGCTCGCGAACCCAAATTACCAGTCCATGGTGATGGGTCTCGCCGCCGTGTGGCTGACAAATCCGCAGAGTACCCAGTTTGCTTCTTTCCCGGCGATCTATAAGGACGCACTGACTATCTGCGGCGCGCTGGAGCAGCGCATTAACCAGTCCATGGAAGTGAACGACGCCATGCTTGGCAAGATGCCGGCGGGCCGGAAGAATCAGGCGCAGGCCGCAGCGCAAGCCCAGTCGCAGGAGTCAAACATCATCGACCATGCAAAGCGCTATGAAGAATGCATGCTGAACCAGCTTCTGGAGCGCATGTTCGAGTTCGACCGCCAGTTCCGCACGAAGGAATTGACTGTGGTCACGATGGGCGAAGTCGGCGCGCGCGCAAAGCAGGAGGAAATTCCGGTTCAGGCGTTCGGTGAACGCTACTTCTTCCGCTGGTGCGGCACGGCCTACCAGACCGGCATGCAGCGCATGCAGCAGATGATTGCATGGATGAACGTGTTGCGCGGCATTCCTCCCCAGCAGCTCGACGGCCGGCGGCTTAACGTTGGCCCGATCCTTGAGATGGGAACAGAACAGATCTTCGGCCCGGAAGTCGGGCCGCGTATCCTGATCGATGAGCGTAACCTGTTCCACGTCGAGCCGTCAGACGAAAACCTGATGATGCACAACGGTTTGCCGGCGGAAGTCCACCCAGCGGACGACGATCAGCGGCACATCGCGGAGCATATGCGCGGCGCGACACTGACCGGCGATCCGGCGGGCCTGTTCCGCGCACACATCCAGCAGCACCAGCAGGCGATGAACGCGAAGATGCAAAAGGCGCTCGGGCCGCCGCAAGGACAACCGGGGCAGCAGGGCATACCCGGCGGTGCGGGGCCCGGAGTGGCCGGAACACCGCGCCCCGGCGCGCAACCCGGTCAGCCACGCCCGCAAGGGCCGGCAGGCATGATCCATCCTGACACCGTAGCCGACCCGGCAATGGGGCCGCGATGATCGCACGCTCGACACTGTGGGGTACGGTCCAGATCGGTGAAGCTTTCCATCTGCTTTCCGAAATGCAGCAGTGCGCGGTGATCGCGCACGAGCGCGGGCACATCTACCACTACCACGCGTGGAAACGCCTGTGGTGGCTCGTGAGCTTCCAGTGGAAAGGGTTTTTCGAGCGCTGCGAGGCGCAGGAACTGGAAGCGGATCGGTACGCCGCGCAATGCGGGCATAAGGAAGGGCTCATTTCGTTCCTGACCCGCTGGTCGCAACCTGTAAAATCAGACGGCTATCCGACTGCGGAACAACGCCTGGAGAATCTGAGCCATGTCTGACGAATTCGAAATTACCATTCCCGTAGTCCGGGGCGAAGGCGTGGGCGTGCCGATCGGAGAGATCCAGCGCGCAATCAATGTCATCTGCCAGCAGATGCAGACCGACCTGAATCTGATCGCATCAGGTGGCTTCCCTCTGACCGACGTGGATATCACCGGCGGCACGATCACGGGCGTCGCGATCAGCAATAGCACGGCTGTCGAACAGGGCTTTCTCGATAATTCAAGCCTGATTGCTACAGATAGCTTCGTGAAGCGCTCCGTCCTCGCATCTACTGCGACGATTCCTATTTCCAATGTGACGGGCGGAATCTATAACTTTGCACCTACAGGAACCGGAGCGCAGATTGTTGTGCTGGTGTCAGGCGGGGCAATAACCGGGTCGCTTTCGATTGCGGCGGGCGGAACGGGATATCTGGTAGGCGACTGCCTGCTGATGGTAGGAGGGAATGGTGACGCGATCATGCGCGTTACTGCTGTCTCCGGTGGCGTCATCACGACAGTGAGCGTGGTGTACGGGGGCACGGGTTACACAACGGGCTTGCAACTTACAGGAACCTCGCTTCCACCGGGCAACCGGACGGGCGCGATTACTGGCACGCTCACCAGCAACATGACCGTCATTATTCCAGCGGGCACTTACTTGCAAGGCGGCAGGCGGATCGGCTTCCAGAACAACACAACAGGTGCATTCACGGTATCTGTCTTCCTTTCCGACGGGGCAGACGGCACGGTCGGTACCGGCACGGTACTGCCGCAGGGATCGGCGAATAGCACCTCAACGCTTCTCTACACCGATGGCCAGAATGACGTATGGCCAGAAGTTACACTGCTCGGGCTTGGCGCAGGCACGATGGCGACGCAGAACGCGAACAACGTCGCGATCACCGGCGGCACTGAAAGCGGTGTAGCGATCACGGGCGATACGATCAACAGCACGCCGGTTGGCGCGACGACACCTAGTACCGGCGCTTTCACGACGCTGACCGCAACAACCCCGGTTGGCGTAGCAAGCGGCGGTACCGGGCGCGCGACGCTGCTCGCGCACGGGGTACTGGTAGGGGAAGGCACCGCAGGCATCAATCAACTCGCAGTCGGCAATACCGGCCAGATGCTGCTGGGCTCCACGGGCGCTGATCCGGGATTCGGGAACAACCCGATAATCACCGGCGGCACGATTGACGGCGCGGCGATCGGCGGAACGACGCCCGCCACTGGCGCTTTCACGACGCTATCCGCTACCGGAAACCTCACGCCGTCGCAGACGAACGGCATCGTCGGCACAACCACGAACAACAACGCGAACGCGGGCAGCGTGGGCGAATACGTCACGAATTCGAGCACCGGCACGTCGCTTACGAGCAATACAGCCGCGAACGCGACGAGCGTGAGTCTGACCGCAGGCGACTGGGAAGTGTCAGGAGTTGTCACTTACGTACCTGCGGGAAGTACCACAACGTCCGTCGAACAGGTCGGTATCAGTACGACTTCCGCGACGTTTGGCGCTGCCAACACCGGGAGTTTTGTTCTGCTGCAGATCGTTCCTGCCGCCGCGGGTGCGGGGGAGTCAATCGCGTCCCCTCCGCAGCGCGTTGCCATCGCTTCAACGACGACGGTTTTCCTGGTCGCATTAGCACAGTTCGCGGTAAGCACCATGACCTGCAACGGCTTTATCCGGGCCCGTCGCGTCCGTTGACAATTTACAGCGTAAAGTATATAACCGGCGAAAGCCTAAACAGGAGCATATCGTGCGTAAAAACCGTCTCGCCGTGATGATCGGCATGTTGTTCCCGGCGATCCAGGGCCAGACGCCTGTGATCGCAGATAACGGCTCGATGCCGGATCAGATCAGTCTGATCAACGCGCTGATTTCAGTCAACCCGTGGCCGGCGACTGCGTACAACGTGGCCACCAACACCACGGCATTCACCGCGACCCAACAGCAGATCTTCGCAGCAGAACAGACCTACCTGCTGATCAACTCGCTTAGCGGCGGCGCTGCCGTCACGCTTCCGACTGTTGCCACGATGCTCACCACGATGACGCCGCAACAGGCTGTGGTCGGCTCTACCGTCGTGCTTCGCGTCCTGAACACCTCGGGCCAAACTGCGACGATCACGACCAACACCGGCTGGACACTCACCGGCCACGTGATCATTCTTACCGCCACGTACGTGGACTATGTTCTCCAGATCACCGCAGTTGGCACGACGCCTACCGCGACGTTGCAATCGGTCGGCGCAGGCGACGCTCCTTAAGGAATGACAATGAACAAGCTGCTTAAAAAGCTGCTAGGCCTTCTTTTCCCGGGGATTGAAGGGGAACCTGATGAACCTGATCTTCCTGATCCTGATGCACCTGATCCCGGCGACGCTGATCTTGATGATCTGCCTGACGATGATCTGCCTGACGATCCTCCTGCACGGACCGCATCGCGCCGTGATGATTCTGCTGAGCGTCTGGCTCGGCTGGAGGCTGAAGTCGAACGCCGGGGCCGTCTTGCGGCAGAACAGGCCGCTCGCCAGCCTGCTCCCGTAGACGCAGACTATCAGCGCGAAGAGGAACGCCTCCGGAATCCGGAAACGTCGGAGATGGAACGCTGGCAGATCCAGGCGAACCGCACGCTGCGCGATACGCAGCGTCAGGCGCAACAGGCGATGTTCCAGGCGCAGGATATGTCCGACCGCACGCGGTTCGAGTCGAAAGTTTCGACCGATCCGCGCCGCGCGAAGTACACGGAGCGCGTGGAAGAGGAAGTCCAGAAAGCGCGCTCACGCGGCCAGCAAGCCTCACGCGAGGATGTGTACTACTGGATGCTCGGCAAGGATATCGCGGATGGCAAGCTCAAGCCCAAAGCGAAAGTCCCACCCGCTGTTCCGCGCGGCAAGTCGCCGGGCGTGCGCAGCGACGTGCAGGGCCGGGGCCGTCCTTCGAGCGACCACGACAAGCGTCGCTCACGTCTGGAAAACCAGAATATTTAACCCGCAGAGGAAACCATGAAACTGCACCATAAACTGGGCCTCATGTGGGCCTCGCTGTTCCCCGGCGTTACCAACCAGTCCACCAGTTTTACGGCGGACGTTGAAGCGTACATTCAGGAAGAAGTTGAGCCGCTCGCGCGCCGCCAACTGGTCGCGTACCAGTTCGGCAAGCCGCTGAAGCTCGACACGAATCGCGGCACGACCTATACGGCTTCGCGCTACCAGCGTCTGCCGCTGCCGTTCGCGCCGTTGCAGGAAGGCGTAGCGCCCCCGGGCGAAGCGATGGCGCTGCAACAGGTTTCGGCCACTGCCCAGCAATGGGGTGACCGCGTCATCATCACCGACGTGGCGAACCTGACCATCAAGCACCCGCTGTTCCAGCAGGCGTGCGAACTGGTCGCGCTGCAACTCCCGGAAACGCTGGAGCGCAACACGTTCAACACGCTGCTGGCCGCGACGCAGGTGAACTACGCGAACGGCAAGTCGAGCCGCGCCAACCTGCTCGCAACCGACGTGATGACGTCGCACGAGAACAACCGCATCGTCGGTTCGTTCCTCACCTACGGCGTGCCGCGCTTCATGGGCGACGAACGCGAAGACATGATGATCGAAGCGGGCGCTTACCGCGATCCGTCGAAGTCGCCGGCTGTCATGCAGCACTACATCGGCCTGATTCACCCGCTGTCGGCGCAGGACATGCGCGAAAACACGACCGTGGCGAACGCCTGGTCGTACAGCGACGTGAACCGCCTGTACAACAACGAACTGGGTCCGTTTGGCGGCACGCGCTTCGTTGAGTCCAACATGATGCCGTACTGGACGGGCGCAGCGCAGATCAACGGTACGGCCTCGACCTCAGGCGGCACGCTCGCGACGAACGCCGGCTACCAGATCATCGTGACGGCGGCACCGGCTCAGACTTCGGTCGAACAGGTGATCTACCAGGTGTCGAACGCGATCAGCGTGACCGGACCGACGGGTTCCATCTCGGTCGTTCTGCCGCAGCTGGCCGGCTACATCTTCAACGTGTACATCGGCACGTCGGCCACGCCGTCGAACCTCGCCACGGCTATCGGCCTTGGCGTTCCGACGACTGGTCCGCTCGCGGGCATGGCAACGCAACTCACACCGAACCAGACGGTTACCCTGACGGGTATCGGCGTGGCGCAAACGCCGCCGGCAGCACCGGCAACGGGCGTGTCCGTGTTCCCGACGATCTACATCGGCAACCACTCGTACGGCCAGGTGCTTCTGGAGAACCCGGAGTTCCACTACCTGACGGGCGCTGACAAGTCGGACCCGCTGAATCAGACCCGCGTGGTGAGCTGGAAAGTGTTCTACGGCTCGATCATTCTCAACCAGGCATTTTTGGCCCGCGTTGAGGCTGGTTCTGCATTTACGCCGGGGTATACTGGCGGCACTGTGACAACCCCGTAACCAGGAGCATAAATGCCCCCGCGTACACCTAACACTCCGCCGGAAGGCGGAGACGAGGAACTGAACGCAGGCGCGCCGGAGGGTCAGCAAGACCTGAAGGCGCGCATCGCCGAACTGGAAGAAGAACTCCGACGTTCCGGCGCTGCGCGACTCATCGCCGAAGAAGAATCCGCGCGTCTGTCGGCGCAAGCTCAATCGAGCATGTTCACGACGAACGTCACGGAACGTTTCTCGCGCACGGCGGAAAGCGGCAAGGATCTTTACTGGTATCGTATCGACCTCGCACCGTGTGGCGGAACCGAAGTGAAGATCAACGGGGTTCCGTACTACCACGGTTCGACTTACGAGTTCGAAACCGATCTTCTGCGCTCCATCAAGGAAATCGTGGCCCGCACATGGGATCACGAAAACAACATCATGGGCGCGAACGAAAACGCGTACAAGGTCGCGCAGGATAAAATGCTTCGCGGCGGCGATCGTCGGCGCTAACCAGAGTAAACAATGAGCGAAACCACAGCAGTGCTGGGCAATTTCCAGATCAATCTCCCGGGTCCGAACGGCGCTTCCATGTCGGTAAGCGGCTATCTGTACGCCGACGAGTCGAAGGAATCGCTGGACGAGCGCATGGACACCTTGCGCGAATCCCTGATGCGTCAGCAGCAGGCGCTTGAAATTCCGGTTCTGGAAGAGCGTCTGACGCAGCTTGAACGCACGAAGACGCAGATCATGGAAGCGTACGCCGACCTTCTGGAAAAGCAGAAGCGCAAGACGCTGCCCAGCGCGGAAGCATCGCACCTGAAGAATTACCCGACGCAGATCAAGCATATCGATGAAGAAATCGAGAAAGGCAAGGTCAAGATCGCGTCGGTGAAGAAGGCAGCGTAATGGCATACCTCCAGGCTCAACAGATCGTCAACCTCGCATGTACCATCGCGAAGTGTCCTGGCTTTTTACAGCAGGGCGGACAGTTCCTGAACATGACCCTGGAGGATCTGTGGCTGCACCGTGACCTGAAGATTAACCGGGTCACGGAATTCATCACGGTTGCCGCGAATAACTTCGGCCCGTTCGTGCTGCCGCAGAACTATCAGCGCACGTACGACCTGTTTTTCCAGCAGAACAACCTTCCGTACTTCCTGAACCCGATCAGCACTGAAGAGTACGATCAGGAATTCAAGGATCCGTCGATTGCGAACTACCCGTACGAGTTCATGACGATCCTGTACGACGAGGTGACCGCGCTCGCGCAGGTTCCGCCATCCGCCGGCCAGCTTTTCATCTACCCGCAATCGAGCGGGCAGATCGTGCTCACGCACCGGTACATGGTGAAGCAACCTGATATCGCCACGCCGGAACAGTCGACCGTCATTCCGTGGTTTCCGGATCAGGACTATCTGATCACGGCCACGGCAGCGCGGTTGATGCAGATTACCGACGATACGCGTCGGCCTGAGTTTCTCGCCGAACGCGATAAGATGCTGCGCATCCAGTTGATCATGGAAGGCGACGAACAACAGGTAGTCAAGTCCGTGCGCCTCGATCCGCGTAGATTTCACTCAAATCGGACCCTAAAAAGCACAAAAATCACGGATTGATCACTCAACGTTTTTCCAGTTCTTGCGATGCACGATATCCCAAATCCCTTGGAAAGTCATACCAAAGTGCTCCGCAATACTGCGTTGGGTAGCGCCTTTCGCGTGCATTTTTCGGATGTGGCGAACATCGTCCTCCGTCAGCTTTGCCTTCCACTGGCCCTCGCCTTTTGGGCAGCGGTGCCGCTTTTTCTCGACCTTATCTGTCATGTTGGCCTGCGCATCGCCAAGGAACAGATGGAAAGGATTGCCGCAAAGGGTTACGTCACAGCGGTGGCAGACGTAGGCCCCCTCGGGAATCGGACCTTTGAAAAGTCGCCAAGCTGCACGATGGCTTCCGTCATAATCCTTAGGCCCCATGTAGAACTTTCCGTATCGACCGTCCGGATAGGTGGAAGCTGTCCAGATCCAGCATCCCGATTCAGGGATCATCTCGATATTTTTCATGAAGCGCTGCAAAGCATCCATTCGTTTCTCCTAGTCAGTGAGTCCTACTTTATCACAGATATGGAGGAAGTGTAATGGCAATCCGCAACGGCCAGCCGGTACGGTTCACGCCGAAGGGCTTGGCCGACGCGTTCGACGCGACGGACGCCTTCCCGGGCGCTTGTCAGTCGCTCCAGAATCTCGTTTTCGATCAGGCCAACCCCGAACTGGTAGTCTCGCGCCCCGGCGTGGGTACGGCGCTCACCACGTTCGCCAGCTTCACGACGCCAACTTTCGTGTCCGTGCAGATCACGATCGGGGCCATCGTCTACGGCATGGTGTCCACCAACCGGAACCCCGGCAACGACGAGCCGTTCGCATACAACATCCTGACGAACACGTTCACGACGATCAGCGGCGTGACGGCAGGTAACACACCGGCCTCCCCTAGCTCGAACCCTGCTGCAGCGTGGACGCCGCCGACCATGGCGGTAGTCAGCACAAAGATCCTGGTCACGCATCCCGGGTTCAGCGGCACGGGAACGAACTTCTTTGGCGTGATCGATATCACGAACCCCGCTGCGCCGGCCTGGAGTTCCGCCAATCTGGCGACGAACCCGCTCCCGGGCGTGCCAACCAGCGTGGCGAACTTCAACAACCGGGCGTACTTTTCGTTCGCGAACGTTGATTACTTCAGCGACGTGCTGGTGCCGACCACGCGCACGAATGCGAGCCAGTCAGTGACGCTGGGCGACCCTACGCCGATCACCGTGCAATCGGGCCTCCCGATCCAGACCACTTCGTCCGGCGTAACCGGCGCGTTGATCGTGTTCAAGGGGTCCAGCACGTGGCAGATCACCGGGGACGCGGCGACGAATAACCTCGCACTGAATTACATCTCGCTAACCACAGGGTGCAGCGCGCCGCGCAGCGTGACGCAAGTCCCGTTCGGGATTATCTTCGTTGGCGTGGACGCGCCTTACGTGCTGAACTTCCTGGGCACGCTCTCCCCCCTGTCGCACAGCCCCGGCAATGACGGCGTGGCGGATGTACAGGTTCCATTCCAGAATGCCACAACGCCTTCACGGATCGCAGGCTCGTTCTCCGGAAACATCTACCGGGTATGCGTCGCGACAGTCGTACAGGGCACGGCAGGCACGAACGACTACTGGTACGATATCCGGCGCAAGCGGTGGACCGGCCCGCACACGTTCAGCTATGACTGCGCCTCGGAGTACGGAAACAGCTTCATCATCTCGGGAAGCGCGCACGGCGCGGCGCTGTACCAGAGCCAGAGCATTCCCGGCGCGACCAGCGTCTATAACGATGCTGGCACGGTCCTGATGGGTCATATGCGCTCATCGTCGTTTCCGAAAACCGGGCACATGGCTCAGGTACAGGTAATCGAATCGACCCTTGAATTGTCATCGTCCGGGCTCTCGACCAACTACAACATCACAGCCCTGGATGGCGGATACAACACGATCAACTCGACGTTTGTTCTGACACCGGCAGCAGGCACGTTCTGGGGAACCGGGATTTGGGGCAGCTTCCTGTGGGCTTCGGCTTCAGTCATTCCGAAGGTCTACAACATCCCCTGGTCAATCCCTCTGGTGTTCCAGAAAATGTCGATTGATGTGACGGTGACTTCCTCGCAGAGCGTGTCAATCGGAACGTTCTTTGCGCGCTACGCCGACACCGGCTATACGAATCGGAGTTAAGAATGGCTATTGTCGGAACCCTCCCGAATATCCTCACCAACGGCACCGTGGCGGATGCGTCACAGGTCATGGCGGATTTCAACTTTATCGTCAACCAGATAAACGCAAATGCGGTTCCGCTCGGCGTACCGCAACCCGGCGCGCTGCTTAACGTGCAGGCGTTCGGCACTTCCGGAACCTATACGCCGACCACGGGGATGACGAAGGCGATCGGCTTCGCGGCGGGCGGCGGCGGTGCGGGCGGCGGTGCGAGCGGTGCGACGGGAGGTAACGTGAGCCTTGGCGCACCGGGCGGCGCAGGCACGTGGGCGCAGTTTCTGGTGACCGCCTTGCAGGTCGGCGCTTCGCAGACCGTCACAATCGGTGCAGGCGGGCCGGGCGCGGCGGGCGGCAACGGCTTCGCGGGTTCGGCCACGTCACTTGGTGCGCTCATCTCCTGCCCCGGGGGCCTCGGCGGCACCGTACTTAGTAACGTGGCTGCTCCGGTCCTGATCGGCAACGGTAACGTACTGGGCGGCGGCTTGCCGACAGGCAGCGCAAACATCATCAGTTACACTCTCGGCATCTGCCAGTTTCTTGCCCTCGCATACTCGGCGTCCTTTGCGCAGGGCGGAGCAGGCGCAACATCGGCGTATGGCCCCGGCGCACCGCCGGTTCCGATCAACACGGGCGGAAACAACGCTTCGAACTACGCGGCGGGCGGCGGCGGGACAGTAGTCAACGCAGGTGGTGGTACTTCAACAGGGGGATCAGGGCACGCGGGTATTCTGGTCCTTTTCGAATTTGCGTGACGGGGGTCTGATGGATAATAGAACGCTCACAGAGAGCGACGTAAAGGCCATTGTTGATGAACTGGAACGCAGAGCGGCGCAACGCTTCCAGATCAACATCGGGCGGGGTGTTTTAGGGCTGGCGTGGAAGGCCTGTTTTTACCTCATGCTGTGGCTCGCAGCTTACGGCGCGGCCGGCGGCTTCAAGAAATTCTTCAACTAGGAGTAGATCATGTTCGCAGCACTCGAAGCAGAATTCAATTCCATCATCAACGATGTGAAGTCGGTTCCGGAAAAGCTGGAAGCGCTTGTCGGCCTGCACACGAAGTCGCAAGCCGTGGAAGCACTGGCCGCGCCGATGACGACGGTCATCGAAGACGCGAGCAAGACGACGGAAGTCAAGGTCACGGAAATCCTGACGATGGTGGGTAAGCTGTGACTCCGGATACGCTATCCGCAGCCCTTGGCATCCCGCTCGCGCGAGCGCAGACATGGGCTGATCCACTGTCTGCGGCGATGGCTCTTTATGCGATCGATTCGCCAGCGCGTCAGGCTGCGTTCCTCGCGCAGATCGGCCACGAGTCCGGAGGCCTGATATACGTACGCGAACTGTGGGGGCCGACGTCGACGCAGGAAGGCTACGAGGGACGCGCCGATCTCGGCAACACCGAACCGGGCGACGGGTTCAGATTCCGTGGTCGGGGACTGATTCAGGTCACTGGGCGCGCGAACTACTCGACGTGCGGCGCAGCGCTGAATCTGCCTCTCACGGTTTCGCCTGAACTGCTCGAAACCCCGGGCAATGCTGCGCAATCGGCGGCATGGTTCTGGAATTCGCGCAGCCTGAACGACCTGGCGGATATCGGCGACTTCAACACGATCACTCGCAGGATCAATGGTGGACTGAACGGGCTTGCGGACAGGCTGGCGCTCTACGCGTCATGCCAGAAAGTATTGGGAGATGGCGATGGCACTTGATCCGATCACGGCAGGGGTAGACCTTGCCAATACGATTGTCTCGCGTATCTGGCCTGACAAGACGGCGGAGGAACAGCAACAGCTGGCCGCTGTACTGTCGATGGTGCAAGGGCAGCTTGCGATCAATCAGGCGGAAGCGGGCAGCGCCAGCGCTTTTACGTCAGGCTGGAGGCCCTATATCGGCTGGGTATGCGGCACGGGCTGCGCGTGGAACTGGATCGGTCTGCCTATCGCCACATGGGCGGCTATGGCGCTCGGCCATCCGATCAACGTCTCCCCGGCGGATCTCACGCAGATGCTCCCGCTGCTGATGGGCATGCTCGGTATGAGCGCGACGCACGCGTGGGAAAACGTTCAGACGAGCAAGAAATGAAACAGTACCTGATCAACTTCGCGATCCTGCTGGACGAACTGGGGAATACGCTCACCGGCGGCGACCCGGGCGAGACGATCAGCAGCCGTGCAGGCAAGGGCCTGAAAGAGGGCAAGACATGGGCCTGCGTCCTGTGCCGCTTTCTTGACCTGTTCCAGAAGGATCACTGCCTGAAATCCATCAACCCTGACGACGGCACACGCGCCGTAGTGAAAGACTGATGAACAATCTGGTAAAAATCGCACAGGGTATCGATACTGCGCCGCTCCTGCTCGCTATCGCGCGCCAGCCGAAGCTGTGGAACCGGCATGCCTACCGGAAGGAAGGCTACGAGAACAGCCCGCATGCAGGTTCGTCTGATATCTGGCTGCGCTACAACGACGAGAAGCCGTACAAGGAATCGGGCGACTGGACCGGCTTTCACGATCCGCACGACCCGGTTTTCTACCCGGAATGGTACGCCCTGCCTCAGGCCCGCCTAATCGTGTTCGGGCTGATGGCCCGCGTGGAAGGAACCCGTCTCGGAGGTATCCTGATCACGAAAATCCCGCCGGGCGGCCGCATCCTGCCCCACGTGGACGATAGTTGGCACGTTCGGCATTACAATACGAAACTGTATGCCGTTCTCCAGTCAAACCCTCAGTGCGTCAACCGCGTGGAAAACGAACAGGTGGCAATGGCTCCCGGCGAGGTATGGTACTTCGATAACGCGAAGGAACACGAAGTCGTGAACGACGGTCTGGACGACCGGATCAGCCTTATCGTTTCTATCAGGTGCGAAAAATGATGAGCCCCGCTTTCGTGACCGCGCTGCATGACTTCGGTGTCAGACACCACTCGGCGGGCGGCATCTACATGCGCGAGCAAGCGTTGACCGCCGGTAACGAGGTAGAGAAGCACGAACACCCGTACGATCATCTGAGCTTTCTGTGTAGCGGTTCGGCGATCATCGATATCGATGACGACATCCAGCACCTGGAAGGGCCGTGCGCTCTGGAAGTGAAGGCGGGCAAAAAGCATCGCATTCGCGCGATCACCGATATCGTCTGGCTTTGCATCCACTCCGAAGTGGTTGCCGACCCGGAAATCATGAAGGAGTAGCATCATGCCGTTTGCCGTTGCGGGGCCTGTTTTAGGCGCAGTTGCAGGCGCTGCCGCGTCGGCAGCGTTCGCCCCCGGCACGTCCGGCGGATCGGGCGGAGGAGGAGGTGGTCCGAACTACTATATCCCTACCGGTTTGCAGACCGCAGATCAGCAATGGCAGGGCCTGCAAGGCAACAACTACAATACGTATACGGGGGCCGGGCTCCAGCAGTATGGCGAACAGTCGCTCGACGCCCAGCTCGCGAACGTAACGGGCTACGCCCCCCAGTTGCAACAGGGCGCGAACGCGGCGGGTGCGCAGTATGGCGCGCTCGGTCAGCAGCTTGGCGCGGCTTCCGGTCAGGAGTTTGGCGCAGGGAACCAGCTTTACCAGTCGGCTTTCGATCCGCAGAACGCGCTTTACAATCGCTCGGTCCAGCAATTGCAGGACCAGACCGGAGCCACGAACAGCATGTACGGGCTCGGGTCCAGCGCTGCGGGAGCGGGCGTCGCGAATCAGGCGCTTGGCAACTTCAATATCGACTGGCAGAACCAGCAACTCCAGCGTCAGCTACAAGGCGTTCAAGGGATGGGCCAGGCCTACGGCCAGGGGCAATCGCTGGGCGCAGCCGGAGCCGGATACACGCAACAGGGCTCGCAACTCCCGTACCAGACCGCGCAGCAGATTGCGGGCGCTCCAGGCCAGCTTGGCGGGCAGTACGGAAGTTACCTGCAAAGCAACGTCTATGGCCCGGCGCAAGGGATTCAGGGGCAGGCGATTCCGTATATGAACTACGGTCAGGGGGCGCAGTCCGTGCCTTACCAGAATGCTACGCAAGGCGCAGGCGCAGCGGGCGCACTGGTGTCGCAAGGGATCAACGCGATCGGCAACAACCCGCAAGTGCAGCAGGGATTGGGTAATGCGTTCCAGAATTTCATGAACCCGGCTAGCGGATCGTTTAGCGGGGGCGACTTCAGCGGAGCGTTCAACTCCAGCCCGTATTACAGTGGCGGCGGCAATTCATACGGCTTCACGATGTAGGGAGGAATGATGGCCGGTTTCAACGTGGGCGCGCTTCCCTACTTCATCCAGGCGCAAGGTCAGCTTCAGGCTCAGGATCAGGCTAAGCAGCAACAGCAGATGCAGCTTATGCAGTTCCAGCAGCAGCAGCAGGACCGCCAACGCCAGCAGGCAGCGCAAGCTGCTGTCGGTAACGCGTTGCCGCAACTTATGGCACCGCCCCCGCAAGCCCCGGCCCCCGGTCAGGCTTCACAGCCCGCGCCTCAACCGCAGCCGATGCCACAAGGTGCGCCACAAGGACAGATGCAACCGCCCCCGCAAGGCGCAGCGCCGTTGCTCGGTCAAGGTCCGGCACCGGGTGGCGTGATGCCTCCGTTGCCGCCCGGCGGTGCGCAAGGTCAGGTTCAGCCTTTCCGTCCGATGCCGACCTCTCCGCCCCAGCAACAGGCGCAGCCGGCAGGGATACCCGCGCCACCCCAACAGCAGGCGCAGCAACCTTCTCCGCAACAGGACCAGATGGAAGGCGGCTTCTCGCTGTCGAACATCATCCAGAGTGGACAGAAGCAGGGTTTGTCCGGATCGGATCTGTACGACTACGTGCAGACCATGGAACCGTACATGACCGCGCAGCAGAAGGCGAAGGCGGAGCAGTTCAAGACGCAGATCGAGCTGAAGAAGCTGGACGCGGAAATTGCGCTTCACGCGCAGGCGGCTCAGAACCAGCAACTCTCGCTTGCGGAGCGGGAGCGGCATGATAGTGCACTGGAGAGCCTAGCTAGCCGTCGCGCGGATATTTCGCAAGGGCATCTGAACATCAGCATCTCGAAAGAGGGCGGTGGTGCCTCGGCTGCTCCTGAACCGCAAGGCGATCCGCTCAGTCCGAAAGGCACAGCAGGATACTCCAGCGATGCGATCAAGGCCTTGGGTGACGATTACGCCGTGCGAGGCCCGACCGCGCTGGCCGGGTTTGGCTATAAGAACCTGCCGCCGGCTGCGCGCGCGGAGATCGTCAACTACGCTGCGGCAAAGAACGCAGCTGGCGGGCAGAACTTCGCGTCGAACAAGATCCAGTACGCCGCCGACACGGCCGGCGCACGCGTGAACGCGCAGCAGGCAGCGAAGACAGATGCCGCGTCGAACGCCTTGACCAGCCCGGGCGGAATTGGCGACCAGTTCCAGGAATCGATCGACGCGCTCAACCGCACCGGAATCCCGATTGCGAATCAGGCGCAGATGCAGGCGCTTCGCCTGTCCAACGATCCGCGTGTCTCGACTTACGATACGGCGATGAATGGTGTCGTGTCGGAATCCGCGCAGATCCTTGGGCGCGGCCAGATCACCGTGAACTCGATGGAAGAAGCCCGCAAGGTAGTGAGCGGTTGGCACACTTCCGAACAGGCGAAGGCAGGCCTTGCGCAACTCAAGCGCGAAGCGGCGACCACGGTCAAGGCATCGAGCGAGGAAGTGGCGAAGTCGGCCCGCACGCCGAAAGGACAACCCGGGGTTCAGGCTGGCGGCCCCGCCAAGATCAGTTCGGATGCTGATTACGCCGCTTTGCCCTCCGGCGCGGAGTTCATCGCGCCAGACGGTACGCACCGGAGGAAACCATAATGGCCGGCTGGCAAGATGCACCTATTGTAGGAACCGTCGACACAGGCAAGAAAGCCGCATGGGAAAGCGCGCCGGTAATCGGCGCAGCGTCTGCCAGTGGGCTCGATAAACTGCCTCCGGAAACGCCGCAGGCGCGCCCGCAACCCGCTCAGAACAACGAAGGGATCGGCCAGCGTATCCTTGGCGCGGGTGAGGCGGGTCTGGCGCTTGGCACCGGCGCACTTGGTGGCGCTGCCGGTCAGCTATACGGCATCGGCAAGACGCTCACCGGCGGCAAGTATGGCACGCAACAGGGTGTGCAGGAAGGCGAGCGCGCGGGCGTTGAGCTTGCGAACAAACTGACCTACCAGCCGCGCACGCAGACAGGGCGGGATATCGTTGGCGGTATCGGCAAGGTGGCAGAGGCAGGCCGCCTTGAGGGCTTGCCGGTTGAAGGCGCGATGCTGAACCGCATTCCGGAAGTTCCGGGGGCCGCTTTGCGAGCCGGGGAAGGTCTAGCCGATATCAATAAAGGTGTCGCGCGCGTCGCGACGGCCCCGGCTCGCGCGCTCACGAAGAAGGCGATCAACGCCCTGCCGGACCTCGATCCTGAAACGAAACAGCTTGCGAGTGATGCGCACGGGATGGGATTCCGGCTCTCTCCTGAACAGGTGTACACGAACAAGTACGGCAAATTCGCGGGCGAACTGGCGACAGAAAACCCACTGGTAAAAAGCAATGGTGAACACAACCAGAAGATCTTCAACCAGCAGTTGCTGGGGCAGATCGGCGGCACGGGCGACAAACTGACGCGCAAGGCTTTCGGTACCGCAACAAAACAGGTAGGTTCGGAAATCGGCGCACTTAGCCAGAAGTACGATTTGCCAATCGCGAAAGACTTTGTTCCTCGTCTCCGCACTGAAGCGCGCGGCCAGTCGCCCGAAGTCGCCAACCGCGTCAAGTACTACGCCAACCGTGTAGCGAAGAACACCGAAGGCGGCAACCTGAACGGTACGACGTTCCGCAAGATCGATACCGAAATCGGTAACGAGATAAAGCGGACGAGTAACGGCGATCTGAAAAATGCGCTCGGGAAGATGCAAAAGAGTCTTCGCGACGTACAACAGGCGCAGATGAACCCTGCGGACAGAGCGCGGCTCCAGACTTTGCGAAAGCAATACGCTATTCAAAGAGTCATCGCCCCTTTGGTGGCCAAAAACCCCACGGGGGATGTTTCCCCTGAGTCACTGCTCGGTGCGATCACCGCCACGAAAGCGGCTAAAGAGTTTGTTGCGCGCGGCGAGGGCGGCGACTTGGCAAAGCTCGCAGACATCGGGCAGAAGTTTCTTAAGCCGAATCGATCGAGCGGAAGCGCGGAACGGAGTTTCTTTCAAAACCTGTTCGCGAAGCCCGTAGGGACGCTGACTGCCGGCGCTACCGCTGCGGCCACTGCGCCCGTTGCCGCAGCCTACAATCGGTACGCGCCTAGTGTGACGCAACAGCTTATTGATCGACCCCCAGTGCCTTAACGTTGCGCGAATACACTGACAGGAATCAGCGCGACGTACAGGATGAGCGCCCCTTTGATGATTTCCGAAAGCGAGAAGACCGAAAGGGCGTAGATGACGGCGGCGAACGGAGCAAGGACAGAACCAATCGCGAGCAGTGCGACAAAGGCTAGAATCACGGTACCGAGCTTCATGGCGATCTCCTGAGTTGTGAAACCATTATAGCAATTGCCGAATGAAAAAGTGTAACAAATGCGCCGTAACGAAGCCCTTGACTGAGTTCTATCTCCGTTCGGACGGATCGCGTAAGATCCCTCGCTCGGCATGTAAATTGTGCTGCAACTCAGAGATGCGGAAGAACTACTTTGCGGACCCTGAGGCTGCCAAGGTGCGGACCTTAGCTTGGGAGAAGGCTAACCCTGACAGAGTAAAAGCAAAGTCCAAACGCCATTACGAAAAGCATAGAGAAGCCCTTCTAGATAAAAATCGCGAGTGGCACAAAGATCGCGAACGCGCCAACAAGAGGCATAACGCCTATCGCGCGGCGAATCCGGGCGAAGATGCACGTCGTGCCGCTAAAAGGCGGGCGGCAAAGCTACAGGCCACCCCCACTTGGGCGGACGAAAAACTAATAGCTGAATTCTACGAGACTGCGGCGGGTCTGAGCATGCTAACCGGCGAGTGGTACCACGTTGACCATATCGTGCCTCTGCAAAGTCCTTTTGTGTGCGGCTTCCATTCTCAGCATAATTTGCAAGTTCTAGAAGGAAAGGAGAACTTCAAGAAAAATAATCGCCACTGGCCGGAGATGCCGTGAACATACTTTGCATAGACGTTGGGTCTAACGCTTTAGACTGGCTTATGCGCTGCCAACGACAGGGGCACAAATGCCTTTGGTACGACAAACCGCGCACCGACGGTTCGCCGCGCCGTGCGGGAGAGGGGTTTGTCGAAAAGATCCGCGACTTTGATGAGCTTCGCAAGAAGTGGATCGGCTGGGCCGATCTGATCTACACCCCCGACAATACCTCCTATCTCGATCTGCTGGAGCCGTATCGCAAGATCGGATACCCGATTTACGGCTGCAATCTCGAAACCGTGGAGTGGGAACTGGATCGCGAGGTCGGCCAGAAGGTCATGGAAGAGTGCGGCCTGGAAACGATTCAGGGCAAGACGTTTCACGACTACGACTCGGCCACCGCCTACGTGAAGAAGCAGGGCGTGGCAATGGTCTCCAAGCCGTCCGGCGACGGCGAGCGCGCCATGTCCTACGTGTCGAATAACGCCGCCGATCTGGTCTACATGCTCCAGCGATGGAAGACCGTCCCGAAGTATGTGAAGGCCGCGAAGGAAACGGGGTTCATCCTTCAGGAGAAGGTGAACGGCGTAGCGGAGATGGCGGTCGGCGGCTGGTTCATTCCGGGCGTCGGCTGGTCGAAAGCGGGCTGGGT